ATGAACGATATATGTAAAGGCACATTCGATTTCTTAAAACTTGAACCAAACAATGAAGATCGAAAGTTTTGGGAAGAAGTTTACAAGAAAGCAAGTGAAGTAAGAAAGCAATACCAAAAGATCAAGGAGGTCTTATGAAAAAGGTTTGTCCTGAATGTACAACAGATGAGTATTTATGTTGGAGTCCATTTAATGATGGAACAACTGATTGTATGCTGTGTACAGGTAACTATGAAGAAGATGAACTAAAAGAAATGGAGGAAAATAAATGAGTACAGTAGAATTTTATTGCGGAGTATTTTTTCTCTTCGCAATAATTGTAATGATAATAACAATATAGGAGGAAGCATGAAACCAAATGATGTAGTAAAAGGATTAACTACAAAGTTAATTGACCTCATGAAAAAAGGTGGCAAGTGGACTAAACCTTGGGCTAACAAAAGGTTTATTTCAGTAGATGGCCACAATTATACAGGCATTAACTGTATGTGGTTAGCGTTTGCAAAGTATGACCGAAAAGTTTGGGGTACATACAAGCAATGGGCTAAACATGAATGTCAAGTTAGCAAAGGAGAAAAGAGTACCAAGTTATTGTTCTTCAAGAAATACTTTAAAGAACAAGACAAAGGTAGAGTAGAAGTAAATGGTAAAGTAGGAAACATTTACCGATACCTTAGAATGTTTGATGTATTCAATGTCGAACAAGTCGAGGGTAATACTTCTAGGTTTGATAAGTTTGATGTATTTGAAAACAAAGTAAATGATGTATCTCATGCAGAAGAATTTATCACTAATACTAAAGCAAAGATTGAGAGCGGAGATCGAGCATACTATGTACCAAGTATGGATTACATTTGTATGCCTGATAAAGATGCGTTCATTAATACTGAACACAGTACCGCAACTGAAAACTATTACACCACATTGTTCCATGAGATGACTCATTGGACAGGTCATAAAGACAGGTGTAACAGGGAGCTATCAACAAGGTTTGGTTCTAAAGACTATGCGTTTGAAGAACTCGTAGCTGAACTAGGTTCTTGTTTTATAGCAACACATCTAAACATTACTTCAAGTCCAAGAGAAGATCATGCACAGTATCTTAACTCTTGGATTAAATGTTTAGAAGAAAATGATGATGCCATATGGAAAGCATCATCCCTTGCAAACAAAGCGTTTGAACATTGCAAGGAATTACAACCACAAACAAATGCAATCAAGGAGGTAGCATGAAGATAAATAGTGATGACTTCAAGTTTATACTACAAACTCTAAATAGAATTGATAGTAAAGCTGATGTCGAGTTTAAAGGTAATCATTGGGATGATGCTAAAGATAGAACATATAAAAGTTTGGAATCTATCTCAATAGAATTTCCCAAAGAAAAAAATGAGAATACAAAACTCATTATCAAAATAAGTTAGGAGGAAAAGAATGAGCAATACATTCTATAATAATTGTGGTGCTTGGCTAAGGATGACAAGAGATAGTCAGCCAAAGAAAGTAACACAAAGTAAAGCAGGTAATCATATTCATGTAACCTTTCAACAAATACAGAAGTATGAGATGGGCATGAACAACATAGGTTTAGAAAAATTCTATGATCTATGTCAGCTATATAACATTCATGATAATTTGATTGGAGATTTATTAAGACAGTTTAAAGAAACTCCAAATGCAAATGATATTGTAGCTAGTCCAAAGATACTTCAAGTAATTGATGGAGGTAAATATGAGTGATCCATTTAGGGATTTAGTAAATGAATTTAAAACATTTAATAGAAATAATCCTGAAGTATATGAATTGTTTAAAACATTTACATTCAGAGCAATCAATGCAGGTCATATAAGATTGTCTAGTGAAATGATAATCAATCGTATCAGATGGGAAACAAGTGTTGAAACAACTGATAAGGATTACAAAATAAACAATGATTATAAACCATTTTATAGTCGTATGTTTATGAATGAATATCCTCAATATAATAACTTCTTTTCTACAAGAGGAAGTTATGCAGATAACTTAGATTGGAAAGAATATGTTGTACAGACAACTACTTATTCAACTTAAAACAAGAAGAATAAATCTAAGAATATCGGCACAAGAACTTGCACAAAAAATTGGTGTAGCTGACTCTCTCATTACCGCTTGGGAGAGTCAGAAAAAAATACCTAATGCATCCAACTTTATCAACTGGGCTAATGCATTAGAGTGTGAGTTAGCATTACACCAATTCAAAACTCCACCTGATAATTGGAAAGCAAGTGAAGAACTTATAAACTATTTAATGACAAACTATGGAAGTGAGGTTGATTTAAAATATGAAGAAGAACAATTCGTTGATTACTACAAAAGCAATGGAGTCCTTAAAGCAGACTGGGATGCTTGTTTTAGAAACTGGATTAGAAGATCAATCCAATTTGCAAACGCTAGAGGACAAACTAAAACATTCAACAGTCCATATGATTCCAAATCTATTCAAGAAAGACGCAAAAGAATCTATGATGTTGCGAGTGTGGGAGATCAGACAAGCAATGAGAAGATCAGAAAAATTAGTGAAGAATAATATTGATACCGAATCAATTAATATTATTCAAACTATGGCTAACAAGCTACAACCTTGTAACCGCAAACACATAGCAATATGTATTGAAACTATTGCTAGTACCTTTTCCATTAACATCCCAAATGAATTGGGGCTGGAACAATACTTTAGAATACTTCTAAAGTACCCAGCTTCAATGCTAACAGAATGTACTGATGATATTATCAAGACATTCAAGTACGCAAGGTTGCCATTACCTAAAGAGTTTATTGATAGATTAGACACCAATTACGAGTATCACAAAGGTTGGTTACAAAATATTACAAAGACTTTTTATGACCTTGAAATGTATGTACAAAATGGTAATATAAATAAAACAAATAAGGAGTAAACTATGAAAGATAGAACTAAGTCTATCGGAGGTTCAGATGCTAATAGAATCATGAGAGGAGATTGGCATACACTTTGGTTAGAGAAAACCAAGCGACAAGAACCTGAAGATTTATCTTGGAACTTACCTGTTCAAATTGGTTTGGCTACAGAAAATTTACACAAAGAATTTTTTGATCATGAAGCTGAAAAAGAAACTGGAACAGGTGGATTAAAAGATAAGTTTGAATTTATGACAGCATCTTATGATGGTGTTATATTAAAAGAAAAAGTACCTGTAGAATATAAACATACCAATTCAAATAATACCTTAGATAATTGCATTAGTAATTATATGCCACAACTTCAACATTACTGTAAGGTAAGTGAAGCAGATTATATTTATTTATCTGTGTTCTTTGGAAATCAAAGACATGAATGGTGTAAGATAGATGCAGATAAAGACTATCAAAAGAAACTCTATGATATTGAGAAATCTTTTTGGTCTTATGTACAACAAGACAAAGAACCTGAGAAGTTAGATACAAGTGATTTACCGAAACTTGCTGGTAAAATTAAAGTCAATGATATGAAAACTATTGACTTCAATGAAACAGGCAACAATGAATTTCTATCCCATGCTAGTAGATGGGAAGAAACAAAACCTATAGCAGAAGAACATAAAGCATTAGGATCAATCTTAAAAGGATTCATCTCTGATGATGTTCGTAAAGCTACAGGTGGCAATGTTCTTATAACAAGAACAAAAGCTGGTTACTTAACCATTAAACAAAACCAAAGGAGGTAGAACAATGGCTAAACCACTAGACGAAAGAGTAAAAGATATACTCAAGAAACTTGGCTTTGATCCTAAGCAATGCTTATGGGATTGTCATGGAACTTGGGTTATGTATCATAGATATATTGAGATTGCAGGTGCAAAGAACTCAATTAGTTATGATCTTACCGAGATAGAAACCAATTCAAAAGATGGCATAGTATGTATTAAATGTATCGCTAAACGAAATGGAGATACAGTTATTACTTATGGAGAAGCAAGTCCTAAGAATACTAAGAACGCTTATCCATATGCTATGGCAGAGAAACGAGCAGTAGATCGTGCAATCTTAAAACTATTAGGATTACATGGCTTTGTCTATTCAGAAGATGAAATGGATTTAAGTCAAACTAATACTAATACAAATAGTAATAAGGTAGGTGCGAGTGATGTTGATGTATTACTTAAGTTTCAAGAACAAATTGATACTTCAGTAAATGCTAAGGTTCTCAAAGGATATGGCAAGATGTATGCGAAAGCTATGACTAAAGCAAAGTCAGATGCTCCAGCAGTATATCAACATACCAAAACTATATATGAAGATAAACTCAAAGAGTTAAATGGAAAGGAGTCCAATGTATAACTCAATCACAATCGTAGGAAATCTTGGTCGTGATCCTGAAATAAAACAAACTTCTAAGGGTGGCAACTATGCCATCCTTAGTGTTGCAACACACAGGAAAATGGCAGGAGAGAAACAAACTGAATGGCACAAGGTTGTTGTTTGGGATGAAAAGATAGCAGATGTTCTAGCAAAATATACTAAGAGCGGAAGTAAAGTTTTATTGCAAGGGCGATTGACTTACAGAGAATGGATGAAAGATGGACAAAAGCAGAAAAATGCAGAGGTTCATTTGGACAGGTTTGAAAGTAAGATGGAATTGCTTGATTCAAAAGGCGAAACAAAATCCTCTCAAGGAGGGATGGAGGATTTTGATGATGCCCTTAGTGATACTAACTTAGTTAAATCAGAACCAACAGAGGATGTACCATTTTAATGAGTAACACACATGATGTTAAAATAGTTATGGATATATCTGTTGATGGTAAAGGATCAATAGATCATCTTAACGATCAACGTAATAAATTTATTAAACAAACAAATGAAGTATTACAGATGTTTGATTATGCAATAGATAACAATGAAGATTGGAAATCAATTTATTATGGAGAATAATAACTCTGAAAAAGAATTAATGGAGCGGTTAGATAAGTGTACCGCTCTATTAAAAGATTACAAACGAGATAATCTTATTCAAGCAAAAGAAATAGACCGACTCAATGAATACATACAAGTATTAGAATTGGAGCAAGGAAAGAAATGACAAGACGACAATACGAAGTTTATCAGTTTATCAAGAAGTTTATAGAAGATAACAAAATCTCTCCCTCTTATGTTGAGATATTACGAGGGTGTGGGATGAAGAGTAAATCCCATGCCTTTGTAATTATAAACTCTTTGATTAAAAAAGATTACCTAAAAAAGATAGGTAAATATGGAGATGCAAGACGCATCATTATTAACAGAGATTATGAGAAAGGAGGTAGAAAAGTTGCAAAGTCAAAACATTAAAGGCGAAGCATTTATTATGGCTGACAAGATAGCTAATGAAAATAATCCTTATGCAGTTAGGGATAAGTTAGCTTTCTATATCCAAAAGTCATGGGATGCGTTTCCAATTCTTAGGTTGCAAGATGTACAAGAAATACTAAAAAAACCTGAAGAAATGGAAAACCCTTGTGAGTAGTAAGAGTAAACAAAAAGGTTATAGAACCGAATATAACTTGGTTAAAAGATTTCAAGTTGCTGGTATAGATGCCAAGCGACAGGTGTTAAGCGGTGCTTTGCCTGAACATCCCCACGATATTAAAATAAAAAATCCTGACATGATAGTAGAAGTTAAAGCTAGAAAAAATGGTGCTGGTTTTAAAACATTAAAGAGATGGATGGGTAGTGCTGATGCTTTGATTATGCATGAAGATCATGAAGAGTCTATGGTTGCGATAGCATTACCGCTATTTATAGATTTGCTATTGAATCATTCTCAATATAAAAAACCTTATGAACAAATCATAAAGGAAAAGAAAAAAGAATATGACAAAAGCAAGAGGGCTTGGGCTTCTAGTAAGAGAAAAGAAAGTAATAAACAGAAGAGGCAGACACTCAAAGAGGCCAAACAAAAAATTCAGCAAGAAGAAGTATAGAGGACAAGGGCGTTAGATATTGCTAGACTTAATTTCTCTACATTCAAACTTAATAACTAATTTATTTTTATTTATATGTTCTTTATCCCAATCTTCTAATTCTTTAAGATTGTTATAAGTACTTTGTGCAATACCATATCCTGCATTAACACAATCAAAGTGTGATTCAAATTGATATCCTGATATTGTATGACTTGGGCATTGATTGTTTATCATGCTACACATATACAATACTAGGATGTATTTCACAGGAACAAACCTAGAATTAGTGCTAGAACCACCAAAGAAAGCCATACAGAGGGCTTTAAGTTTTTATAGCACCACATACATTTAATACGCCAGTTGTACATCCACGCCCCTTTAAAGAGGTTCTTAAGGTGTCTTTTTAGCTCATCAATCATTTATTCCCCTTTCTAAAATTAGTAGCTACTTTCTCTGCTGATCTTCCTACAGTATAGCCACCTATTCCTACAAGTATTATATTAAGTAGAGAATTTTGTACAGACTCAGGTATATTCGGAGCAGTGAATCCAAACCAGTGTGCTACCATTAACCCTGCAAATGTAAGCATCATTATTGGTCGCCAATTTCTTTGTAAGAATCCACCTTTAGCTTCTGTTTCTATAATCTTAGCCGCACCTTCTAGTTCTTTTAGTTCTCCAGCTAGAAGTTTTTCTTGAATCTTAGCTTTGATTTTTTCTCCCTCAGCTTTATTATCAATTACCTTATCAACAGTTTTAAATAAACTACCGACAATAGGGCTAATCATATTTAACATAGTATCTCCTATTCTATATCGTTATAAAATAAATGATCTCCTATCTCAGCACAAGGAGTTTTTCCCTCTGCCCAGTTTGGAGAGATTGTTTTTGTATGGTAGTGAGTAGCACCATTGGTATTGTCATCTATTTTATTTTTAGTAAAATAATATGACAGCGTTACAGCTTTGCAAAATGCTGTGTCTGACCAATCAAGTGCTAAAATTTTTTCTTTATTAGGATCATTATCATTCCAACAGCTAAACTGCCATTCTTTTAGGCAAACCCCTTTAATATGATCTCCATACCAAGACTGTGCTTTAACCCTATTTATGATAACATTGCCTACTGCAATCATACCCTCATCCCCTTGATTCCTTGCTTCTCCCCATAATGTACCAGCCATTACTGAGATGTCGTCAAATGTTTCCATATCCATGTCCTTACTCCTTTATTAGTTTATTAATATGTAACTTACCTGTAGAATCTACTTCTATCTCTGCTTTTACTTCTTTGCAAATCCATTTTATTCTATCAGGATTAGTATTTCTTTCAGCTTCTCGCTTTAATTTCAAGCATTTTGATAGCCCATCTGTTATCATAAATTCCATAGGGTTCTCTAAATCTGCTGGTGTAAACATTAATAATGCAAATACAACCGCTATTTTCATCAATGACCTCCATTCGATCTAATTTTATCTTTCATCTCTTCTATCACAACTTGCATCTTTTCAATATCTT